CTGAAACTATTAAAAATCCAATGGGTCCAGCAGGATTTGTATCAAATTATAAAGAATATGATGCAGAAGAATGTTCTGGAACAACTGTTGAGTGCTTAGTTAAAGAAATAGATATTACCGAAATTGATGGGACAAACATTTTGTCAATTGGTGGTGCAACAGGTTACACTGGTTGTGAATATATTACAATACTATTTAAAACAAGGTTGTGTGGACAAGATTATACATTAACGGGTGAAACACAAAGTTTAATTTATAAAATAGTCGATATCTCCTCAAATGAAATTGAATTAGATAGAGACATGCCAAATTTAACTGGCGAAACTGGATATGCTCAAGTTATATGTAATAAATGTAATTTAGAATATCCCGAAACACCAACCGGAAGTACAGTATGTTCACCAGTTCCGGTAGATAATTTAGCACAACACGACCCGTGGTCGCTAGAATTGGTATGGACTCAAAAACCAGCTGGATTAGATTCAAATGCTTTTCAAGACTCATTAGATGAAGAAATTAGTGGATATACTGGAACACAGTTCGCATCCCTAAAAGAGTATCTGGGATACACATCAACCTCTGGGCAAACATTTACAAATTTAACCGGAGGTACAATTTCAAATCCAACGTCATATACAAATTCATTTGGTGAAAAAATAGATGTTAAACCAGAAGACCAAAGATGTATTGCCGTTATTCATTATTCGGAATTAGGTGACATAGTTAATGATCCAGAAAGATTTTTTAAATATGATGATTATATAGCATCAAGTACAACAGCTGAATATGAAATAGATGGTGAAGATGTTTCTGATGTCGATTATTTTGAGGTTTATATTCCATTTGTTTTTTATCATAGAAATACTGGTACAACAATCGGTGCAAAATTTGTCATGGACACAACTGATTATTATGTATCATCAGCAAAAAATAATAAACCAAATACAAATAATCTTAAATTCAGATTCATATTAGATGAACAGAACAATAGAGTTGGTAAAGTATTTGTTGATAAAAAAATTATTGTTTTTGATGACCAAGAATTGGTTGCAATACTTGATTACAGGACAAATAGAAAATGGACGTTACCAGCACCAAGATTTAACACAGTTCCAGTAGATTTACCAACATTTTATGATTTAGATCCAGTGATTCAAACTGGTGAAACTGCTTGGGTTACCTATATGTTCCAATATAGTGGTGATACAGGTAGAAATGGCATGCATTGTAACTATTATGGAAAAATAACTGGAACAACCGATTCAAACATTGGATTTAGATTTGATGCTGGAGATTTTTCTTACTTAAGTTCATCATCCTATTTTACGGGATTTACAGCAAACAAATTTTTTGCTTTAGTTCAAGCAACAGCAACCGGAGAGCAACCATCAACAGACCAATGGAAAATGATTGACTTAACATCACAAATATCTGGTCATACTGTTGGTAATTTAATATCTGGATCGAATATGTGTGGATATCAGTTTGTTGTAACCGGAGATATGGTTGAATCTGCTGATTATTATGATATAGAAGAATTTTTGGGGGACCAACCATCATTAAGCGGAACCACATTACCTCAGTTTGGTGACTCACAACCGTTTCCAGGATCTGTTAGAATCACTAGAGCAACAGATATAGAGGTTCTAAACTTTATGGTAAGTTTACCATCAACGCAGTTCTTAGAAACACAAAATCCAACATACTCCACAGGGTTGGATAAGAGAATTAGCGAAGTCGCATTATTAAATGAAAATAAAGAACCATTAGTCATTGCAAAAACGGCTAAACCGATCACCAGAACGGGTAATCAAGTTTTCTCAGTAAAACTAGATTTTTAAAATTTCAGGTTTAGATATATTTACTAAAAATATATTTTTCACACATTTCATATATTTATTTATATGGGGAAAGTGTTTATATATGGTTTAATTGATGGATCAAAAAGTGAATTAAAATACATAGGTAAAAGCATAAATCCACAATCTCGTTATAGAAAACATTTACAAAATAGTAACAAAAAAATTACTTATAAAGATAATTGGATTTGTTCATTATTAGAAAATAATAAGAAACCAGAATTATTAATAATTGACGAAGTAGATGAATGTGATTGGGAATTTTGGGAAAAGCACTATATTTCATATTATAAATCCATAGGTTGTAAATTAACCAATATGTCTGATGGGGGTGAGAATCCACCAAACTTGAGGGGTAGAAAAAGAACAAAAGAAGAGATTGAAAAAATTTCTAAATCTAATATGGGTAAAAAAAGAAGTGAAGAAACCAGAAAAAACATCTCACAATCAAAAAAAGGAAAGCCAATACCACATTTAAATAATGGAAAAGAGCGTTCACTTTCTCATAGAAATAATTTATCATTATCATTAAAAGGGAGAACATCACCAAACAAAGGTAGAAAATATGATGAAGAACATGGTAAAAAATTATCTAATTCACATTCACACCAAAAAAGAAAAGTTATACAACTAACATTGGATGGTGAAAAAATAAAAATATGGGAATCAATTTCGGAAGCAAAAAAAGAATATAAAAATAATCATATTAGTGAATGTTGTTTAGGTAAAATAAAAACAGCAGCTGGTTATAAATGGAAATATTATGAATGATAATTTAACTAAATTAAAAAACAGCCCTAAAATTTTGGGACTTGATATTAGCACAAAGGTCATCGGATTTGCGTTATTTGATGTCACAGGTAAGAAACTATTAGAATTAACACACTTTTCACCAAAAATTAAACCTCAACCAGAAGATAAATTAGAAGAACTAATTAAGAAAGCTGACGCGTTTAAAAAACGTTTAGAAGAATATAAAGAATTTGGTATTGTAAAAGTTATTATTGAAGAACCATTATTAAACTCAAACAATGTTTACACAGTTGGTACGCTTTTACGTTACAACACAATGATTTGTAAAATTGTTTATGATACTTTAGGTATTGTACCAACTTTCATATCAACATATAATGCTAGAAAATTCGCATTTCCAGATTTAGTTGGTGACAATGGGAAAAATAAACACGTTTTATTTGGTGGTTATCCTAAAGACATTGATAAAAAGCATGTTATTTGGGAACACGTTAACGCTGTTTGTCCAGAAGTAAAATGGTTATATGGAAAAACAGGTAATTTAAGTAAGGAAAACTATGATATGGCTGATGCAGCAACAGCGGTAATCGGTTATATCAACATGATAAAGCAAGGGGATTAAAAAAAGGCAACCAATCCTTTTTTAGGAATTGGTTTTTCTTTATATTTAATCTTAGGCGGGAATGTGGTTATTTTACCACATTTGGTTGGTTCCCCTGGAGGGTGGTGTCTCCGGGGGATTTTTTTTTATCAAAAATTTTCCCTATATTTCGTTATGCACACCACAGAAACAGATTTTTCCGCCATAATAGAAGTCCTAGAAGATATTTTAGGTGACTATTATATGCATAATGACGCTAAAGGGCAAATTTCTTTTGATTGCCCGGTTTGTTCTCACGAAATCAAGGGTTTAGACGATGGGGATGGTAAAGGGAACCTTGAGGTTAATTATAAGCTGGGTGTGTATAAGTGCTGGTCTTGTGGTGAAACTCACGATACACACGGTAGTGTGTACAAACTCATAAAAAAATATGGTAATAAAAAGCACATGACTGTTTATGAGCTTTTAATGCCAGAGGATGTTTCCGTTATTAAAACAAATAAAAAAAACGCGGTGCTTCCTAAGGAATTTATTGCCTTTTCAAAAGCAAGTATGGGGTTGAAACTTACACATCATTACAAAAGAGCATTTAATTATATTAAAAAAAGAAACATAACCCCTGAAATGTGTGAAAAACATAATATTGGTTTTGCATATGAAGGACCATACTCTGGAAGAATAATTATACCATCATATGGCACTAACGGGTTTTTAAATTATTTTATCGCTAGATCATATTTTGAAAACACCAAGATGAAATATAAAAATCCAGATGTACAAAAAGAAATAATAATTTTTAATGAGAGTTTGATTAATTGGGAAGACGAAATATATCTAGTGGAGGGGGCTTTCGATAGTATATTCGTACCAAATTCAATTCCACTTCTAGGAAAGGTTTTAGGCGAACACCTATATTCTGTTTTATATGAGAAAGCTAAACAATTAACAATTGTTTTAGATGGTGACGCATGGGAAGATGCCGTTAATCTGTATCATAAAATAAACACCGGAAAATTATTTGGCAAAGTTTGGGTTGTTAAGATGCCAATAGACAAAGACATTGCTGATTTAAAGGGAGATT